ACAGAGGACCTGCTGTTGGCAATTTGACTCTGATCTTAGCTGCGTTAAACTCTAGACCAGAATTAGTGTCCAGATTAGCTGATATTGTTGCCGTGGAAATGGCGATTCCATCTCCGGCGGTTAGGAATGTAGAAGGGTTGAGTATTGACTCAGTGACGTTGACCGAGCTTGGAATCTCTCCGACCCTCTCCTGCACTAGATTTCCATCTGTGTCGATCCATATACCAGAATCAGAACCTAGCGGGTTGGATGCCTGGGGTGTAAGCGCTAGACCTGTCGGATCTATCACCCCTGTTACTCCTAGATCTCCATTTAGCTGTAAGGCTTTATAGCCAGCACTCGCGTTTATCGTGAGTGGAGTGCCATCTACGATGGTTATCGAGTTGCCTTGATCGTACGCTTGCTGTAAAGAGACCAACGATCCGCTATCTACGGTGTATAGACCACCAATACTCGCCAGACGAAATCGCAAGACGTCGCCATCGACCAAGTCCTCATCCATGGTGATTGTGGAGTATGCTGCACCTGCGGTCGCACCCTCGGAGTAAGATACGCCGACTCTGAGTATTTGACCATTAAGAGCAATCTCGAGCTGACCGGATCCACTGATGTAGTATGCCTGCGCACTACCATTCCTGGTATCGACCGGTATGGTTATCCCGTACGGCGCCGGATGATCACCCGATACTGTATAGTACTCCTCGTAGATGTTCCTGGTCGCTGGGAATGCTGAGTGATGACGAATCAGAGATCCGCTCTGTATCGAGTAGAGGACGACAACATCTTGATCGGTCGGTACACTGTTCGTCGCGGTGACATACACCGCACCCGCAGCGTCAGTATCCTGATAGCTAGAAGAGGTCTGACGATTGGTGAAGGTCTTGTTTGCTGCTCTGTTCACTCTCACCCAAGCGGACTCGTCCGTGCTGATCGCGATGCCCGACGTAAAGTTAGAGACGTCTAACATGTTTATCGCGGACGATCCTGGGATCAAGATGTAGACGTATCCCGATGGACTGCGAAAGTTCAGCTTGCCGCCGTAATAGTCTACTGTTACTTGCTCGTTGACAATTATATTGCGATTCTGACTGGTCTCGTTGTCGTTGCATGTCCAGGAGCCAGAGTTGGGTATCGATGACCCGTCCCACGTGTAGATGCTTGTACCGGATGCGCGAGATAGTAAGACTAACCTATTCTCCCTCAGGAGGTAGGTTTCGTCGAACGATACAACACTCGGCGATATCGCACCGGATCCGTTGCGATCGATGTCGATCACCAAGGCCGTGTTCGCCGCCAAAGTGTAGGAAGACGATAAGTTGATCGTCTGAGACGGTGATCCTGGCTTAGAAACTGTCAGCGTACTTCCGCTGACGTCGATCACCTGATTCGATCCAGAAGTCGTGTTCCTAAAGATGGATCTGCCGGAGATCACGAGGTCGCGATCCTGAACTCGATCAGCCATCATGGCCGTGAGCCTTGAAGCTCTAGTCGTCAAGCTGTCTGAACCGCTACTATTGAAGTCTGAGTATCCGTAGACCATGTTGTTCGTCGCGTTCGGTACGACGTACAACGGATGAGTCTCAGCCAGCGATCCCATACCAATGAACCCGAGAAGATTCTCCGTGTCCGGCTCGTTGATGTTGATCTCTTCGCCCTGAACTACCTCGACGGCACCAAGGTTGGTCTTAAGTATCACCTTAGCACATGTGATAGTTGCGGTGGCGATATTCGGCGAGAAAGTACCGCCGCTGTAGGCGATCTGAAACACCGTGTCACTCCTGACGTTCACCAGGTAGTCGCCGTTGATGTTGTACGGCAGTATCGGTGTGACATTGGAGATGCTGACCTTCTGACCAGAAGCCAGACCGTGATTCGCGGACTCAACCTGAAAAGAGCTGCCTACTGCGTTCCTAGAACCGGATGTGATAAGCGCCCACGAAGCGGTTGCCGAGGATGTGGTTCCGGTGACGTTTGTTGCGATAGTTACAGTTGTACTGTCGATAACTTCAACTTGATAGACACCGTCAAAAGCCGTCGCGCCCGCTAGAACGATCCTGTCACCACTTATCAGGTTGTGAGCAGTGCCGAACGTTACGTTAGCATTGACTCCGTCTGCTTTATCGACAGCAACCGATGTCTCGTACCTGATCGCGATGCTGGACACGGTCTCGATAGTGTCTAATCGAGTAGCAAGCCAATACATGTCGCCGCCGGCGTCGTATATGTCGATCGAGTTGCGACTGTCAACTTGTATATCGCTGGAGGTGTACACACCTTTGGTGTATACCGCACTACTTACACCAGCTGAACCCGTATATGCCCCTTCGAGCTTCACAGATATAGCATCGCTGGGCGTGTTTGTTTCTGTTCCAGTGCCGTTGGCCGTGGTGTAGAAACCTACCACTCTGGCATAGTGATATTCGCTATCGCCCTTCTGCTTAATCCAATCACCCTTGTTGAGGTACTGAAAAGAACCAACCGCACCGTTAACGTAGGATGCGCCGTTGACGAACGTGACCGCGGTATCCAGGGCATTTATCTTCTGATTGCGGACCATCTGGATCCACATCACCTGGTTATTTTGCAGCGTCTTAGATCCCGCTCTCATTATTATGTCGCGCGGATCGTTCATCTTGCTGTAAATGATGTCGTCGGTCCAAGTTACTAGACCAATGGAATTCTCGTCGTGTATCCATTTTCCCTTAGATTTTAAACTTGAACCAAGTGCATCGTCGTAGACCTTTATCAAGCTCAAGTCACCGGTGCTCTCGTACCAGTATGTTGTGCCGGATAGCTCTACCAGCTTTGTCATGACAGCATCCATCCACTCTTTAAGGGTCTGGATGTTCTTGTCGCCTCCCTGGAAGGGATTAGGAAGAGACGAGCTGTTTATGATCGATGGTGGTTCGCTCCTGGCATACTGAGGTTCAGGCAGCGGAGGGAACTGAAAGCGGTTGTTAGGATCCGGCGAGGTTCCACCTGTCCCAAGACGATACATCAGATTTCTGCAATCCGTTATGTCAGTTATCGATGAAGAGTTCATACCGACCTTCGCGATCGGTATTGTTCCCTGCGGGAAGCCAGCAGTAGAGACTCCGGCCTCGATCACAAGAACTGCCTCTGTGTTGATTACCTGATTAAACTCGCCGCCTTCTCCACCGTTCAGGTCAACGTCCCAGAAAGCTCGCGTATCTGGTGCCGCGCCGATCGTGCTCAACGTCACGTAGATGTAATTGGTCACGCCAGTGCGAAGCTCTTGCCCGAGCACTATGGGCTGCGATAGGGTGTTGCCCTCTGGAAGACCCGAGAAGAAACTTCCAGCTGTCGCTGTAGAGTCATATAGAACCGAGTCAGCAACTGTTATGGAGACACTAGTAGTTCCTATAGACTGAGGCGCATTCGCGATCTCAAAACCCTTTAATATCAAGGGATTGTTGCCAACAAAAGTTCGTATCATCTCTCTGAAGTCGGAGGCAACGTAAGATTGCACTGACAAAAAATCAGCAAGGTCGATACGTTGCTGAGAACCAATGAGTAAGCGACTTAAAACCGCCATGATATACTCCGCGTATCTATTGCGTTTTGAAAGATCATCTTTAGCCCGCACTGACTTAAGATTTTATAGTGACCGACCTTCTTGAACCCCTCATCTTCGAAGTAAGAGTGTTTGAACCAGATATCAGGTTTGGTCTGGGTTTCAGATTTTACAGTTTTGTGATGATTAAAGTCTATCATGCTGATAATAACCCCTAATTCGCTCATGAGTTCCGAGTATCCCTAAGCGACTTAAAAATTATACAGTACTTATCACTAGGTTGACAGACCGAGGAGTATTGAGTTCTCGTCGGTTTCCGAGTAGATATCGAAGTCTGAATAGTATAGTTGAGGATAACGGATAGCATATTCAAGGAAAACTCCGACGCTCTTGACCTGCGATATCAGATCTTGTAGTATTTGCCGAGCCATACTGGGATCAGAAACGTAGAATGCATACTCTTTTCCTAGTCCGCTAAGAATATATGCACCTTTGCGACGTATGGCTGTTATAGTCGAACCCACGTCGTGATTGTACTTGAAAACGTAAGCGGGATCGATTGCCAAAGATCCGTTGGTAGGTTTATATAGGTACCTTACTGGCCCTTCCTGAGTATTCAGTCCATAGTCGAATATGAGCAAACCTTGCTCGTTTGGTATGTTGTTCGGAGTGTCTATGCTCAAGTTTAGTACGATATTTCCGCGCTTTATCTCCTGTGCGACCGTTCCAGTATAGGACGAGACGATGAACGGCGCAGATGTGTCGTACATATAAGGACCAAGTATGCCTGTGTCGGCGATGCTTGAGGTCAAATATATCTGCGATCCCTCTTCTGCTAGACCGACTCGCTGTATCCTGACAGTTCCCATCGATCTCGGCGCCATCGCGTCGCTGCTGGATTGACAGGTGAACGTGGTCGCATCTATGACCTCGATGACCTGAAATACGCCGTTCATCGGGTCTGGAGTTGGAGTCAAACCGTAGATCATCACTGATCCAGCCATGCTGATTTCGTGCGGGACTGTTGTCTCAACCGTGAGCACACCCTGACTGTTAGACTCAATGCTCGCGATGCCGAGATCGACCACGCCGGCAGCTATTGGAAGCGAAGGCGTTATCCCTGACAGAACATATCCGCCTGTCACCTGTGTCTTTGACGTATACGAGAACCTATGACTTCGAACGTCAAAGTCAGTCTCGATGCTTAGAGTTGTGATCTCATCTATCGAGTCAGTCACGATCCTGCACTTGACTTCCTCCGTCGGCTGAAGTACGAACTGTCCGGCGGTAGGCCAATCCTCGGCCTGATCGACTTGTATCGAAGTGTTTGAGATCCTATCCGTCATCGTAGCTATTGGTCCGTTAAGATGAGCAGATCCCTTTAGGTTGCGCCTCACTACCGGTGGGGTCGAAGGCATCTCGATCAGGATCTTTCCTGGTTCAGTCTCCCAGACCACTGATCTATTGTCTCGAGTGTATACTACTATCTTCTCTGGTCTTATGAATCTGACGTAAGAGTCAGGATTGGAGAGATGATTAAAGCTTCCAGCCGTACCAAATAAATTCTGAAATTCAAAGTAATTGTCGGCGACGTTGACGCTGGTAACGGTGAATGAGCCTGAATTGCCGGTCATGTCGATGATGACCCTGTCGCCTGGCATTATCTGAAAGAGGTTGGGGCCTGCGCCTGAAACGTAGGTGTAGCGCATCGTGTCGCCGACCTTGGTTATCAACCACTCTGTGTCTATACCTGATCCAGAACTACTTATAAAACCATTGAACTGCAGTGCTATATCAGCCCTTCCGCCGGTCACCATGATGGATCCCTTAGACCCGATGGTCTTAGTGAATATCCTGACGTAGTTATGGCCCGTAATCTTGTCGTTGAATACTATCCCGAAGCTGTACTTTGCCTGTCGATTTATAGCAGCAACAACCTCTTCCGCCGTTACGTTGTTTATGTCGTCAACATCGGTCGCGTTTATTTCTACGCGTTCCGCTTGATAGTTGTCGACCATGTACTCTATCTCCCAGCCATCACTCATGTTGAATGAACCAGGAACGGTCGAGGAGGTAAAAGCGGTCGTGGACTCCTTGAAGAAGAATATATCGAGAAGCTGATCGATCACTGCCTTGACCTGCCTTGGTTGATAGGCCAGTATAGGCACGTACCTCCTCAAGGTCGGATCATCCATTCCGACTACTTTAGGTCGCGATATTTTATAGTTAGCTGCTAGTCGATCAAGATACGGTCGAGACGCAGTCGACACGAAGAATTGCTTGCGCACCTCCATTATTAGGTCCGCGATGTACTGGTCAGATTCGCCTATCGCTTCGATCAGGGATCTCCAGTTTGGGTTCTCCCTAGTGTTGAAGTATGGATTCAGCGCATTGTGTATCTGATCTACTGCAGTTTTATTAGTCGTCATCTGCGGCCTCAAGATAGACTTATAAGATCTGGTGAAGTGAGCGCCTTTTCATTCTCGCTCACGGGTATCCTCTCGAGAGAAGGGGATGGATCTGAGAATGTCACCGCATCGACGCCGATTATACTTTTTACCCTCTTGATTATCTCAGATAAAATGACGTCCTCGCCTACTCCGAGCGCCGACACGTATGAGATCACGGTCGACTTGATGTCGTTCGTGATGTCGTTTAAGTTGACGCCGTCCCTGGTTGTGATAATTAGGATCATCGATACAGTCTTGATCAGCGGAGGTAAGGGCTCTATTGTTGAACCGACAGCTCTCTGACCCGAATAGGTTGAGGAGTCTGGTTCGTATCCATCTATAACTCTCTGAACCGTCCTCATCAGACCGGTGTAGTAAAGATAGCCATCGATGCCGGTCGCGTTTCCTAGCGGAAAATCAATCTTGCCTAACGATTGTATCTTCGTTCCGTAGTCGCTAGAGATCTTGTATGTCCTATCGCTCGGTGTCGCGTAGACTACCCTTCTGTCGAAGTTAAACCTGCTTATCGAGGTGTTCTCGATCACGCGTATGCTTTCGTATAGTGAAAGTTCATTCTCTAACAAGTAGAAACCATCGAGCCTAACTGATAGACTGATATCTGCTTGATTAACCCCGTCTGGGTTGGTGATCATCAGATATTGAGCACGATCATCGATGTCAGATCCCCACTCCGTAACTGTCTTGTTTCCGGAGTTTATGCCGGTGAACCAATCTTCGTCGGTGATAGTGTCTATGATCAGAGAATCTCCAGCAAGAACAGAGTCGCACTCGTAAATTTTTAGGTCATCGACGCTCAACAAGACAGAGCCCTTGTCGATGTCCGAAACGAAATTGCATACTACTCCCTGACTAACACCAGATGGCCCTCTATACACCTGACCGAGGGTCAAGACGGTATCTGTCTTATTAGCGACCTGCGCGAAGTATCCGTCTCCGTCATCTACGCTGCGCACCCAGTCGCCGACAGATACGTTACTAAAGGTTCCACTCACACCGGTAACGAGGTTGCTGCCGATTGTCCAAGTAGCTGAGAAGTCTATGTAGTTCAGAGGAGCATAGGTGTTGAGTTCCTCGAAACCGTTAGAGTTTTGAACGATGATCGATGAGTTATCGATACCAAGAATCCGGAATCTTCCTCTGTTGTTAGCGTTAAAACTGAGACCCGAGATCTCTACAAAGTCATCCACGCAGACACCACAGTCAGCAAAGTTTGGAGCAGTACCCTGAGCCCTCTCTATCCTGTAGAGATCTTTAAAGTCTAGACTGGTGATCTTGTACTGTGTCTGAGAGTTGCCGTTTAGTATACAGTTGCCAACGTACGAGGCGTCAGGGGTCGTCACCGAGAACTTGAACTGCTTGCTGTTGGGCGTGTGTGTTACCGTAAAATTACCGGTTAGGCCTACAAGGCCCGTATCACTGATGGTCACGCTATCTCCGATACTGAAGCCGTGATCCACGCTTGTATCCGCGGTTGCAACGTTCGTGCTGATGACGATATTGCACCTATTTAGTGCTGCATGCTTCAACCTAAACCTGGTCATGATCGCAGGAGATATCGACATATTGCCAGTTAAGCTGGTAAAGATGCTCGTCATGATCCTGCCGTTAGGGTTGATGACGTCAATGTACCTCGATGTCGAGTTAACGCTCAATATGGGCATACCAGATATCTCAGCCGCGCCCGTGGACTGTGACTGATTACCCATTGGCCAATTTGTTACAAGATGAGTATCGCCACTGCTAGGCCAGACGTTCACGACGTCCCCGGGTTGAACCAAGGAAAGACTTGTTCCAGGCTCAAGAGATGAGATCATAAACTTTGAAAAGTCAGTATCAGCTGTTAGAGATGCGGACAACTTAGAAGCGATCTCGTTGGGTGAGTCTGTACTTAGGATATTGACCTCGATCTTATACGTTGCAAGGTTGTACGGCGTACCGATCGTGTTGTCGGGTGTCGTTCCTGCACTGTCGACATCGAACCACACCGCGAAGGTGGGAGTGGATCCAGGAGAGTTAAAGGCTGGGCCTGTTATTAGGAAGTAATCTGCTTGATTGGGCAAGGTGTCTACTGCTAGTGACACGGTAAAAGGTGTGCTGCTATTACCAGCTGAGAAGTCATACGCTCTTATCCTAGACGATATCAAGGTTCCACTGGAGTCGTAGGTGAACGTCTGTGTGCTCTGGGTCTCCACAGATGTGACCGTTCCGCCGTTGCTAGTCGTGTCGGTTCCTGGAGAAGTAAACTGAAAGGTGTTCGATCCTGGGATTAGTACCGTCCAAGTACCGTTGAACGCTGGGACGTCGATGATGCCGGATATCACTATCGGTTGTCCTGCTAACATTGTGTGGTTGGACGATAGAGTCACTGTAGCAGTACCGCTAGTTCTTACTATGGATTGTATAGAATACGTCTGAACTTTACCGTTGATTAGCGATTTAGCTCCACCCGGGTTGTGCGTCCATCTCCATACAGTGCCAGAAGCTGCACCATAGGTCGCCGATACGTCCGTCGTCGACCATCTTGTCCACGGCGAAAAGTTAAAATCTCTGCTACCAACGAGATACTTGACGTTGTCCGTTATATCTTTGACCACGTCGATCTTGACCGAGTTGTCTGGGTTAAATTTTCGCTTGGATGGAAGCGTGTTGTATACCTTTACGACGTCGCCCTGGTTGAGGGTGTTTGGATACGCTGATGTCACTAGTGACAAATAATCCACGGTATCGTCGTCGTTGCTTACGACACTAGACGCAGACAGAAGCTCGAGTTCTCCGATGTTTGCTCTACCTCCGACGATCTCTACTGCTCCTTGAGTACCAAGCTTTTTAGACTTGATCTGTATCCTGCGAAAATCACCAGCGACGTCTACGTCAGCAACAATTAGCAGCTGAGATAGCGCTTTATGAGAGAGATGGTGATGCACGTTCTTTATCGTCTTTGGTACTAACTTGAAGAATTCACCGACATCTGCTGTTCCCGGGTTGGGGCATGAAGACATACTGTATATCGTCGGTTGCTCTCCCTGAAGTGTCAGGGGAGACTTGAGTATGAAGTTAGGATTACTGTTCGCGAAGCTTCTTACCCATGAGTGACCGTCGTACATCCTGACGTATTGATTCTCACCGGATAATGGATCGACGTCATGACCGTAAGAAACTGGAAGAAGCTCTTCCTTAGTTGCCTTTGTTATCGTCAATGAGTCTAACCCTACGGCAACCGCGGTCAACGTCTCGCTGGAATTTACGATGTCTACGATGCTAGCTACATCGGTGGATAATAGTGGAAATATTGTTATGCCCGAGTTAGACGTCGGAGCATCGTATGAGTTGTTCGATCCTACCTGTGTGACTGTCACGGTGAATCCCGTGTCGTAAGGCGACGCACCGTCCTCGCTTGTACCTCTTGCACCATTGTAGTAGTTTGCGATGTAGACGTTAGTGGTACTGGAGTTGGCCGTGAACTTTGCGTCGGCGTCAACAGCAGCTGCGATCTTCTCGGCCACTGTAGTAGCGCTGTCACCGGGCAACAGTATCACCTGAATAGCTCTAGAGCACCCGTGAGGAGGTATCGTCTCGCCGTTGACGTTGAACCACACAGCGACACTACCGACATCGTCGTAGGTCTTAAAATAGGTGCCACCTATTTGATCAATTACTCCGGCAGTTGTTGTGCTGAAGACGAACGATAGACCAGATCCGTTTGTGCCTCCGGTTATCGAGCCAACAAAGTTGTTAGTGACGTTGAAGGATGATCCCGATGTGTACGAAGTTTCAAACTCTGTGTCAGATCCGACCGCGATAGAAGTCTTAGACGCGACCGTTGCTGCACTGTCGCCGGTGTTGACGGTGTCGATCTTGACGAACCTTCCAGCACCAGGAACAGAAGGTTGTATAGTGCCGCTTGCGTCGACGTCATACCAGAAGACTACTGAACCTGACTGATCATACAGCATAAAGTAATCGCCGCTAGAGACTTGACCAGCTCCTGCTCCCTGAGCGGTGGTCGTGACGTTCTGCACCATCTTGATGCCGGCGGCTGCGACGTTTGAAACCGTGAACTTATCCACTTGACCGACCGACGTCTGTGTTGCATTCGGGTTGTAGACGTCGATATACTTGCCAGAGTCGCTCACGACGTTTATCCTGAAAGTACCTTCGTTTCCGCTCGATATACCGATGGAGCTGTTTATTGATATCACGTCGCCGACCAGCACTGAGCTGAAGTTTACGCCGCCGATGAACGTGTAC